CGATCAATCGTCGGCAGTACAATCAAATGCTGGACAGCTTTGACGACGTGGAGTACATTTCTCGGCGTGTCATTGGCTCGATGTCGAAAGATGAGCTCAAGGAAAATTTCGGGATCGGCGATGATCTTCCCCCTGGTGCACTGCCGCGCCCAGGTCATGTGCCGCTCCACTGGCGAAAAAATCCTGGCTATGATGAAGCTGGCCAGCTGATCTGTCCGGGGTGCAGAAATCCGATGAGCGTAGCCGCAAGCGAAAAAGACGGGCACACGCACGCGGTCTGCGCAACAGGCGGATGCGAGCTCTACGGCCGGGATTATGTGTCGGGATCGGAAACAGGGAACCCGCACCGACATTCGCCAGCAACTTTTGACGCGACAACGGGAAAATACGTTTGCGGCTGCGGGCAAGAGCTATGATCGCTGAAATGAAATGTATCTGCTGCAAAAAAGAAGCCCTTAACGGGGAATACTGTTTCTATTGCGGTGGGCAACTATCGAAACGTGGCGAATGCGTGTTGTGTCAGTGTCGGAGACAAGGGTGACGAAGCAAGAAGCATGCCCAAAGTGTCGGCGTGTGTGTTTTAGCGATGAGCAGTTACGCGAACACGAGTGTTTCGACATGCGCGACAAGCTCGATGCGGAAATCGCTGCGTGCAAATTCGAGACGGAATGGCGCAAGCAAAATGCCTGATCTAACTCCACAGGAAAAAGTTTTTGTTGATACCTACCTCGAGGCGCAGCTGCACGACGACACGCGGCCACTAGCTGCGATGATGGCTGCAGAAAAAGCCTACCCGAACGCTGCGCACCGCTCGCACGTTGCGATGAGTCACGAGGTTTTGAATCGGCGAGATGTGCAGGAAGCGATCGTGCTCGGCCGCGGCATTCCGGAAGTTTTCACAAAAGAATATTTGCTTTTGCGCCTGAAAGAAATCATCGAAAACGAAAAAGCGAATCCCGCCTCGCGCGTGAGCGCCATCAAGATTGCCGGCGAAATCACGGGACACCTGGCCACCGCCGGCAACTCGAAAAAACCGAAATCACGAGCCGAAGAGCTGGGCGAAACATCGCAGCTCAAACAACTAGCCGCCAAAGCTGCCGAGTATCAGGAAATCGAAAAGGCAAGTTAGGAGCTCCGTCGTGGATATCAAAAAAGATCGGCGCGATGCAGCTACGGTCGAAAGCGTCGAAGGCATGTACCCTGGCGGGAAAGGCCACGGATCGGCGGCAAGCGATAACAACATCGGCTGGGACGTGCGGGCGAGCTCGTGGCAGCGCGGCGCCGATACTTGCTACGCTTCGATCGAAGCGGAGAAAAAAGAGAACGACGAGCGTTTTGGTGTGCCTCACGCGGATGTTTTGCCGAATCCTGCAGATTCTAATTCGGACGGCAACGCCACGCTGTCGAATCCCCACAATTTTTCGAATAACCCTGGATTCTCGGCCACTCCGGTGATGACAGGCCCAGCCAGATTCACTCCACCACCGCGGCCGGCGGGTCCGCGAGCGGTGGGACCGGCACAGCATTTCACGCCAGGGAGGTCGCTTTTAGCCCCGCCAATCAAAGCGCAGGGGGGAGAGAAGCTGGTGGAGGACTCGTTTCAGGATCGACAATGAGCTCAAAAGCGAATCCAACCGTGGGGCGATCTGCATCGCTCGGCCACGGCTCGATCGCGATGCCCGATCAACAAGCAACTGATCCGGGCGCGAAAAGCGATATGGCGCCGCAAGTGGTGACGACGGGCTTCGGGGGTTAAATGCACCAGGTTGTTTCCGACAAAGAAGGGCGGCTGAATACCGTAGTCAATGCCGCGATCGCTGCCGGCGGGCAGGTTCACGTCAAGCCGCAACCTGCCGCCAGCGCGGCGCAGCAAGTTATTTCGGTGGACGACACGCTGTGTTCACCATTTCGTCTCGAGGTGGTTTTGAAATATGCTTTCCTCGCGTGCCACCTCGATGGCGAGCTGTGGGAGCTCGGCGTTTACAAAGGCGGATCGGCGACGATCTTGGGACACTACGCCGCGATGGCTGGCAAGAAAGTGCGGCTGTTTGATTCCTTTGCCGGGCTCCCTGAACCTTGCGCTTTGGATGTGCCCGAAGGCGGCATGACGCAGTTTGGTGAAGTGGTGATGCACAAAGGCGAGTGGACAAACACGGATGTGGAGCTCGTGCGTCAGAGAATGCCGAAGGGTTGCGATTATGAAATTCACCAGGGTTTTGTGCCTGACACTTTGGCTGGGCTGGAAGATTGCCGAGTGGGATTTGCTCACTTGGATCTTGACCTGTACGAAGGCACGAAAGCTGCCTTGCAGTTTCTATATCCGCGCATGGTGCCCAACGGAGTGATCGTTTGCGATGATTATAACTACCCGCGCAATCCTGGCGTGATGCTCGCCGTTCGACAAACGCTGCCAGAAAACTTTCGGATCTGGAGTGAAGCAGACCAACAGGCCGTGTTGAAACGAAACGTCGAGTACGCAGCCACCGTGGAGGTGCCTAAAAATGGCGATCACGCATGAGCAGCTGGAAAATTGGTTCACGTATCACGCACCCGAAGGCGATCAGCAGAAGCAGTACGTGGCGATTCGCGAGGCGGGCCTGGCGCTGGCGAAGGTGATCGTGGCCAACTCGCCGGCGTCGGCCGATCAAACGGCAGCCATCCGCAAAGTGCGCGAAGCGGTGATGACTGCGAATCAATCCATCGCGTGCAAAGGACAATAACCCCGTGAAGTACATCGCGAAGCCGATCGTAGTCGATGCTTGGGAAATTACGGACGTGGCCAAGGAAGCCAAACACCTAGTGCGCAACGAAACGGGAAGCGATTGGGTGGGCGGCGAAACGAAATTGCTGTTCGCCGACCGCGAGGAATTTATCTGCGATGAGGGAATGACGGCGCGGATGGATCCGAAGCCCGGAGATTACCTCGTGATGCAGAGTGACGGTTATGTGTACCTCAACCCCAAAGATGTTTTCGAAGGGAAGTACGGACTAAAAAAAAACGCGAATCAGGACGAGTAAAAGATGGGATTCGACGGCGCACAACAAGGCGTAGATCTTAGAAACCCGCCACCGTTTGCGGGTGAGTGGGAGCTGCGTCTCGAGGATGCTGGCGTGTTGAATGACGCATGCGACGGCCGGAATTGGGCGTATCTTTCGGAGATTTGCATCGCGGAAGGCAATGCGCGAACGTCGGCGCTGGCTTTGAACGCAGTGGTTTTTTGCGAACCGGAGTGGGGATTCGATATCGTGGGCGTAGGCGTGGGAAACTATCGCGGTGGTATGCTTTCGGGCGGTGGCCAGCTCGGGAACACTGCCGGCGGATTGACGGTGGCCTGGTGATGGTTTGGATTGATGGCGGTCCCAATAAGCCGGAAGATCGAAAACTAGGGAGACTTTTGCCGCCGGCGGATGAGTGGGTGACGGTAGTAGAGAAGTTCACCAAGCACCCGGATGGGAAAATCACGGTGAGTCGATGGATCGAAACTCAATCGGGCGAAGGTATTTTTCTCGATAAAGACGTCGAGTGCCCCATTACTTTTTTGGAGATGGAAGGGCGCCGATTGTGGGATGTGAAACCAAGTGTCTGACGACGAATCAAAACTGCGTCGCGATTTTAAGATTCGCGGCATCGCGGCCTCGGAATTCGATACGGTGCGCGGAACTATGTGCACCAAAGATGAATTCGGCGGCTGGGGAGCGGATCTCTCTGGCAAGCCGTATCAGCTGAACGATGGGCGCGGCGTGATCGGCTCGAGGTCGGAAAAAATGTCCTATGCCGAGGCGCTGGCCGTGAAGGATAACGAGCTGTGCATTCACGGAAACAAAACTACGGAGTGCCCGTACCGCCAGCAAGGCCAGGCAACTTGCCGCGTGGCCGTGACGGACGGCCGGCCGATGTTCTGAGAAAAAAATGCTACCGACAAGCGGACAGGCAAAAGTAAGCGGCGGGAAATTCGGGCTCAACAAAAAAGTCGCGGACACCTCGCACCAGAATTCTCCGTTTCGCGATCTCGAGAAAGATGGCCACGAGCTGAACCACGGCTATAAAGTGCCGGCCGCGAATCTCACGGGCGTGAATCACAGCTATATGCACCCGCTCGTGCCGGGCCTTCCTGGCGGCACGCCGCCGGGATTTCCGACACCGAAGATACAAAAAATTTCACCGCTCGATCAGCATGGCAAGGGCGGCAAGTAATCCCACGTCTAAACCGTTAGACAAGGCATGAGGCGGCCGAAGGGCAAGCCGTGTAGACGGCGGCCGCCTCTAGGATTTTTAAGGAGAAACAACATGACGCAAGGCTATCCAGGCGGGGATTTCGGCAACGAAGCGCCGATCGTGGCTCACCGGGAACGGGTGATTGTGGACGAAGCGCCGATGTCTTACCAGGAACGGGTGATTGCGGAGAAAGCAGAGCTCGATGAAAGAATCGCAAAGCTAGGCAATTTCATCGCGGGGGGAGCGTTCGTCGGGGTGCCTGGTGCGGAGCAGGCCCGCTTGAGGGCACAGGCGAACCTGATGCAGCAGTATTCCAAAATTCTTGGCGAACGCATCAACGAATTTCAAGGCGTATAAGCCTAACGCGAAGTGGCAGCACACCCACGCAGCAAGGAAGTTTCTCATGGCAGAACTGGTTCAACCGGGAAACAAAATGCCGCTCGGCGAGGATCCTTCGCCCAACAGCTCGAGCTCTCGCGAGGATGCTATTCTCGAGAAAAGCAAATCGCTCGCATTCCCCAGCGGAGCTTGTCTCCCGCTCGAGAATTTCGAACACAAAGGCGATCGCCCGGCCGGCCACCAAAATTCCATCGCGGACATGACGCACCTTAGCGGCAAGGAACTGCAGGAATCTTACCGCGCCGGCTTGCCAATGTCGGCAGCCAACCACGACAAAGTAACCGACCGATAACGGGGGCGGCTGTGGCTAAAGCCGTTCCGAAGTCGCCAAAATCTCGCGCAAAGGTGCGGAAAACTATGCGCGAATTCAAAAAGGGCAAGCTGCATTCCGGCTCGAAAAAAGGTCCGAAGGTCAAAGATTATTCGCAGGCTGTAGCGATTGCTCTCTCCCAGGCTCGCAAGGCGGCGGGAAAATGAACACCGTTCGCCAGTCGATCGCGGAGCTGGGCAAAACCGATCTATTTTTCCTCTGCAAAGAAATCCTCGGGTACGACAAGATGGTGGATCGCGTGCACCGGCCGGTTTGCAATAACTACGCGAAAAAACGGCCGGGCGTTCCTCTCGTGCTGCAGGACACGGTTAAAAATCGCTTACTGCTCGATGCTCGCGGCCACTACAAATCCTCGATCAACATGGGCGACAAGATCCAGTGGATGCTGATTGATCCCAACGTGCAAATCATCCTGCTGTCTGGATCGCAGCCGCGCACCAAAGAGATGATCGCGGAGATGAAATTACATTTCATTCAAAACGAAAAATTTCGCCAGGTCTATCCCGAGTTTGTGCCGCCCGACGGAATTCAGGATTGGGGAAATACTTCTGGATTCACCACGCCGGCACGCACCCTGGCCAAACGCTCACCCACCATCACGATCGGAACGATTGGAACGGTGAAGGCTTCGGCGCACTACGATCTGAGAGACGGTGACGACGTAGTGAACGAAATCAATTCAGCCACCCGCGAAGGCTGCCAGGAAACCGTGCGCCGCTGGAATCACACTCGCCCGCTCTTAAATCCTGGCGGCTATACTCACCTCACCGGAACCTGCTACGATTTTTCAGATCTCTACTCGCAAACCATCGAGCGCGGGCAAGCGGTCTGGAAAATTTTCCGGCGCGGCGCCTGGGTAGTCGATGAAACCGGCCGGCGGATTGTGACTTTTCCCGAGCAGTTCTGCACGGACGACGATCCGGATCCGGCCAAGGCTAATCTGGACGACATACGCCGGGAAATTGGCGACGTCATGTTTGCCGCGCAATATCTCAACGATCCTGTGGCCACCGTTTCGCCACGCTTCCCGCTCGATCTCCTGATGCAGCAAACGATCTCGCGCAAACAGATGCCGGCGGACATGGCCATGTTTCTGGTGTTTGACCTGGCCGCCACAGCCAAAGATGAGTCGGACGAAACCACTGGAATTTTTGGAGGCTGGGGCAGAGACGGATCGCTGTTTGTGTTCGATGGATTTTTCGGGATCTGGAATGCTTCGCAAATTATTCAGGCAGTGATCGGCGGGGCTCGCAAGTGGTCGATCAATCGCGTGGGCATCGAGGATGCGGTAGGCGTGCAGCTGATCGAGCCCGGCCTGTACGCGAAAATGAAAGAGCTGGGAGTCAACCTGCAAGTCGATTGGCTGAAAGTGCCGCGGATCAAAGGCCGAAAAGAGATCGCTATCAGCTCGCTCGAGGCGCTGCTGGTGCAGAAAAAACTTTGGTTTGCGAGCGAGATGCCGATCCTTCCGCACCTCTACACGCAATTTACTCGCTTCCCGAAATACAAACAGGATGGAATTCCGGACGCGATTACTTTACTGCAGCACTACCGCGGCCTGGCGCCGGCCAACCGCTATTTGGAAGATCCCGTGTCCACTGAAATTGGCGGGGCTTCCGGCTACTCTCCGTTTTCCGACATGAACGACGGGCCCTCGCCTGACGGCGACTATGAAGGGCTCAGTGCGGGGTTGGTGGGATGAGATTCCCGCACATTCTCGCTCGATTCGCGCCGAATCGGCGCTGCACTCGCTGTGGCCGAGTGGGCTACTGCGAAGCTACGATCCACCTGTGCGGATCCTGCTTTGGAATTCACATTGCTTTTTTCGAGGCGCGTCTCAAGATCATCACTCAACGGGCCGCCAAGCCGAGTCGTAAGTTTCATCGAGTCGAAACACCTATGCAACGGGTGAACTGATGGCGCTGCTCGATACCCCGCCCGATCTGCACGGTGATCTTGATCCCAAAAGTATCCCTGCCCTGCCGCGGCTGCCTGCCGATCTGGATGCCGTAAAGCTGGTCCTGAAAAACCTCAATCGCGCCGAATATTATCTGCTCGCGAAAGGGCTCACGGTCGAGTGGGACAAAGACGATCGCCTATATCTGTTTCGCATGCCGCAAGCATTTTGGGAAGGCTCGAGCGTGCCGCGCAGCTCGCTCGGAATTCCCCTGTGCCTCGAGCACATCGAAGCCACCATGCGACAGATCATGCCTACGCTGTTTCCCGATTCCGATCCGTTCATGTGTGAGCCGGAACCTGGCACCGAGCGCGGCGCCGCAGATGCAAATCGCGTAGTGATTTCCAAACAGCTCAAGGCCACAGGTTTCAAAGAAGAAACCCGCCTGGGCGTGAAGTGTGCCACCACCTACGGCAGTGCGATTTTCAAATTTTTCTGGAAACGAACGAAGCGAGTGAAGCGGAGTTGGGCTTGGTCTGAGCCGATCAGTAAACAACAAACCGATATGGGCGTGGTGGACGCGCCGAAAAAACGCCGGAAGATGGTGGAAACCGTCGAGGAAGTTTGGACAAACGGGCCCGGCGTTGAAAATTGCTACATCCGGCACATCATTCTGGATCCCGATCTGCGCGTGCCGGATATTCGCTTAGCAAAATACGCGATCCATCGCACCTATCCCACGATGGAGGAAATTGACGATCTTAGGAACACCCCCGGCTTTAAGATCCCGCCGCTAAATGATCTTTTGACGCTGATGCAGCCGCCGAAGGAAACCCCCGAGCGATCGCTGCTCGAGGGCCGATCGACCTCGAGCGTTTTGAACACGGGAATCAGCTCGCTCGATATCAACATGGAATTTCGGGCGATGCCGCGGTGGCAGGAATCGAGTGCGGATCCCAACCAGGGCAAGCTCGAGCTCTTGGAATACTGGACACCGGAGCGAGTGATCTATGTCCTCAACAGGAAACTGTGTCTTAAAAACGACCTTAATCCCTTTGGGAAAATCCCGTTTCTATCTTTTTGCTACATTGACGTGCTGGATTCATTCTACGGCCTCGGTATCTGTAAACTTATCGGGGGAGAACAACGGTTACAGCAGGGCGTTATCAATTCTCGACTCGATGATCTCGCCCTGCGGTTGTCGGGCACGTTCCTGCGCAAGCGCGGATCCAACACTCCGACTCAACAGCTCCGGCTTCGCCCCGGAGGCATAATCGACTCAGACGACGAAAAGGGCGTGCAGATGATTCAATACCCGCCCGCGATCGTAGATGCGTTCACCGAAGTGGAGGCTTCGGACATGCGGGCCCAGCGCCGCACAGCGGCCAATTCCGCCGTGACTCAGGGTACGGTGCCGCAGCAAGGCCAGATCGGCCGCACGGCCACCGGGATGGACACGATCGCCGCGGCGGTGGGAACGGCGATGGGATACTTTGTCGATTTCATCGCCGATCTTTATTTCGTTCCGCTGCTCGAGGCTTTCCATGAAATGAATTGCATGTGGCTCGAGGATGAAGATATCGAAGAGCTGCTGACTGCCGATCAGATGGAGCTCTATAAAATCGACGCTTGCGGGCTGAAAAATGCCAACCTGGCATTCAACGTCGAAGCGGGTACCAGGCTGCGGGCAAAACAAGCGATGGCCGGCCAGCTGATGAACATCATCACGCTGCTGCAGCAATCCGCAGTGCAAGAATCGCTCTCCGATCAAGAGTACAAAACCGATTGGGCGAAGCTGATCGACATGATGTATGACACAACGAGCTGGCCAGGCAAGCAAGAGCTGATCGTCAAAATGACGGACGACGACAAAAAACGTGCAGCTCAGAAAGCACAGGTGGCGCAGCAAATGAGCCTCGAATCGCAGAAGCACACAAGCCGCATGGCTGAGATTGAACAGAAAGGCGTTGCAACCCTTTCGACTAAGATAGTAGAGTCCCTGCTTGCAGAGATGAGTCCGGAAGGAAAGAAAGCACTGCTCGAGCTGAACCAGGCTGCGCAGGCCGCGGCCGAGCAACAGCAAAACGGAAATGGACAACAGCCAGCACCAGCCGGCGGCGGCGGATCGAGCAACGGAAGTAACGGCGCTGGTGCTGCTGCGTGATCTCCACCGTTGGAATTATGGTATCTGGATGGACCGTATCGCACTGAGCATGCAACCCTTTTTTTCCAGGGTTAGATGGGTAAATCAAATTGACGCAATCAGCTGAGCCAGAGAATCCGCAAATCACCGGAAAGAACGATGCCGGCGAAATCATTTTTCGGCTGACCGACGATCAGCTGAAAATCGTGCGCGAAATCGTGAACGCTCGCGAGCTCGAGGAACTATCGCGCTTCCCTGGATTCGAGCGGTTTTGTCAGATTGCCAAAATGCGGATCGGGCAGATCGAGCGGCAGTTTATGAATCCGAAAGTGGCCTACGACAAGGATACCTCGTGGGTGATGCGCGAACGCCTGGTGGCTGTGCAAACTTTTTGGAATAGCATGCTCGAGGGAATCGAAGTGGCCAAAGAAGCACTCGCCAATCCGCAGGAAATCGAAGATGCGCTACGCGTGGCCGCGGTGAATCCTGCCGATCTGCCCGGAGAGCTCGAGTGACCTTGGCAGACAAGAGCAAGCCGATCCGCGAACTGTACGAAATTTGGCCGAGTCTTGAGTATCCGATTTGGTATTCGCAAGGGAAGAATCAAGTCGTTAGTCATTCGAGTTTAGAAGAAGCGGAAAGGTTTGTGGCGGAGGCGAAAAAAAATGCCGACGACGACGGGAAATAAAGCTACGGAAGGTTTGCCGGATTCTGATTTCGCTGGTACATCACCCGCGCTCGAGGATCTGGTATCGCCCGAAGATTTTAACAAACTCATCAACGAGCAAGCGCAGGCGCCGCCGGCTACACCGCCGGCCGAACAATTCCCCTGCCAGAAAACGATCGACCTGGGCGACGGCAAAGGCGTGCAGGTTTTCAAAGGCAAAAGCTGGGAAGAGGTGTCCGACAAACTTGTCGAAGCGCAGCGTCACGCCACTGCCAAGATCCGCGAGCTCACCTCGCGAGCCCCGAACGGAAACCAGCCAGAATCAAAGCCGCTTTTTCAATCCGTCGAATATAAACCCCAGCCGTTAACTCGTGCCGAGCAACTGCAGATTGCCGAATTACTCGATGAGAATCCCGAGCGCGGATTCGATGAACTGATTAAAAAGCGCCTGGGTGCGGATCCTCAAGCGATCGCCAACGGCCTGAACATCATGCAGACGCTTTACCGCGACAAGCTCGAGCAAAACGCTACATCGGCATGGGCGCAAAGGCACAGCGGAGAATATTGGCAGTATGACCTCGTGCCGGCGCTGCAGAAGATCGCGCAAAAGCTACTTGGGGGCGGCTACCCGATCACGGAAAACAATTTGGAATGGAGTTATTCGCACCTGGTGGCTGCCGGCGAGCTCATGGTCAATGAGCCGGCGGAAGAGTTGCCGCCACCACCGCCCCCGCCGGCGAGCCCGCCGGCCGAAGCGAAAACGATTTCACGTTCACCGGCCCCACCCGCGTTTGTTGTTTCCGATCGCTCTGGACAGCGAACGGAAGCGACGACGCGGCGCGAGGGCGTAGACGTCGCCGCATTGAACAAGCTGACTCTCGCTGATATGCGTGATGCCATCAACACACGCTTGAAACAGGGATAGCTCGAGCTCAGTGCGCGGAAAGCTGCAGAAAGCGCGAGGTGCGCAAAGACCTGTCCAGGGTCGATGCGCGACGGACGCCGCAGCGGCCCAAAAGGCGATTCACTGCTGAGGAAATTTGCGAACTCGAATCCGGACTGAAAGGGCGATCCCCAAGTAGGCCAGGTCCCTCGAAAACGCGCCGTCGAATCAGCGGTCACTCTCTCGCAGTAACAAACCCATGAGTTATACCCCAGCATCAGTTACCACTGCGACTAGCGGCCTCTCGCACCTTGCCTCGATCTATTACGACCGCGTAGCAGTGGAAAACCTAAAGCCGAATCTTCCCTATGTTGCTGTGACTTCCCGCCGGAAACTTCCCGATCGCAACGGCAGAACGATCCAGCTGTTTGGATACGATTTGCTCGCAGCGAACACGACACCCGGCTCGGAAGGCACAGTGGGCACCGGCATCAACCCCACCACGTCGGTAAGAAACGTCACGGTCAATCAGTTCTTTGACTTTGCTTCGTTCTCCGACATTTTGGTGGAAACGGCGATTGATCCCATCGTGGAAAACACGGCAGCTGAGCTCGGATTCCGAGCGGCGCTTACGGCTAACACCCTGGCCCGCACTGAATTTGAAGCGGAGGCAACCGCGGATTCTACGATCGTGATCTCGGGCACGGACAACGAATTCATGTCGGCATCACTGGCCCGCCAGGCAGTGATGTCGCTTCGAAACGCTGACGTGCGGCCACAAGCTGACGGATTGTTTGCCGGAATCATTTCGCCCGCTCCAGCGTTCGATCTGATGAACGACAACACCGCCGGCGGCGTGATCGACATTCTGAAATACCACAAAGAGGGCTCGGAAGAGCTGCAGCGTGGCATCCAGGGATATCGCGTCATCGACATTGCCGGGATTCGCTTTATCGAAACCACCACAGCATCACAGTTCACAAACTTTCCATCCTCAGGCAAAACCGGCTATGGAACCTATGTGATCGGGCAGGATGCTGTTTTCAGCGTGAGCTTGGGCGCCACTGAAATTCCCGAACAGCGCAACTATCAAGTGATAGTGCGAAATTGGGAACCTTCGGCCGCGGATCCGGCTCGCGTCGTGGGCGCTTCCTGCGCCTATAACTTCAAATATGCCGCGCTGCGCGTGCCGCAGGCGATTGCTCTGCACCCGCGTTTCCGGCAGATCAAAACCGAGGCGAGCATTTCCTAGACTCGCTTGCGGGAAGGGGGGAGGGGATCGTGAAAACGACGGGCTTCCGCGGTCCCCTTTTCCTTCGAATTCTGGTTTTGATCCTGGCTCTCTGCTGCGCGAGCTCGCGCCTGGCGCACGCCCAGCTGCAGGGTAACTCGTTTGTCACGCAGACTGTTCCTGGCCAAGTTTTGCAGGTGAAAGTCATTGGCGGGTCGGTCATGGTGCAGGGCACTGTGATCGGGATCGCCACGCAGATCGTGAACGTGCCGGCTGCGACAAATTATATTTTCATCTCGAGCGCCGGCGCACTTACCGTTTCGAGCTCTACCTTCCCACTTGGATCTATGCCTGTTTCGGTGGTGAATTGCGATCTGAATAACATCGTGGTGACTTCGATCAACGATTCCAGGCCGCAGTGGATCTTGACTGGCGGCCAAACCTTTTCCGCGGCCGGCGATCTTTCCGGAACGCCTCTACTGCAAAACGTCATCGGGCTGCATTTCGGAACGCAAGACGTTCCAACGATAGGTTCGGCACAGACTGGCTGCATCGAGATCCTGGCCGGCCTGCTGCAGGGCACCGGATCAAACTGCTCGACTCCCACGGGCGCTTTCGCTGGTCCCTTCATGGTCTACGACGCGCAGCAATATAACGCCACGCCATTCAGCTTTTCGACGGCCCAGGAAATTGGGATCGTTACTTGCACGGGCGGCACAAAAAACTGCACGCTGGCATCCGCATTGCACTTCACTACGGGCGAAAACGTGGCGATGCTCCATGCCGGCGCCGCTACCGCTCAATCGACGCCGGGAGCTCCTACCGCCACCGCGATCAACGTCACCGGATCCACGACGCTGCATTACAACTGCACCGGGATTGATGCTCTCGGCGGCCTGGTAGGCGGATCCACCGGAACGATCGCTAATGCGCCGGCGGTCTTTGGCAATGGGCAGATCGTTATCAGCTCGATCTCGCAAACGGCCAACGTCGTCACCGTCAATGCGACAGGGATCAATGCGGTAGCAGGTGAAACGGTTTCGATCTCCGGAGTCACCGGCGCCGGCGTTGGATTCAATAATCACTGGCTCGTTGCGACTGGCGGCGCGAACAGTCTCACATTTGCCCTGGCTGGCAATGCCGGCGCTGGCACGGTTTCTGGATCCTCATTCGCGCAGCTCGAGAATTCGCACAACATCACCGCAATCAGCCGGGCGCTCAGTGGCGTGATTTCGATGACGACGGATGCGAATCATAATTTTATCGCCTCGGCCACCAACACCCCAAACATCGTGATCGTCACCGGCGCTTCGCCCGCCGATTTGAACGGCTGGTATCCGATCCTGACCGCTTCGGGAACCTCGATCACTGCGCAATCGTCAATTTTGAACACGACGGAAACGGGATCGGTCGCCACCGGATCCACCATCGCCACGGTGCACGAGAAGATCCTGGTAACCTGCCCTGCAATTTCAGGAAGCACGCAAAACTATGCTGTTTACACTGACTCACCGAGCCAGGGTACGGGATCAATCGTCTACCTCACAGAAACGATGTATACCCAGCGATCACTCGAGGATTGGGGTATTTTCTACATGAGTTCGGGCTTTCAGCGCAACTATATGCCGGGCACGCCATTGGCAAGTGGCGTCACACAGCCGCAGCTGCAGGCGAACACGATTTGCGCCGGCGGCGGTACGACCACTCTGACGATGTGCAATAACGTCACGCAAAGTGTTACCTCGGCGGGAATGGCGCACGATGCGGGATCGGGAATACAAGTCGCCCTACAGACTGCGGCTGCGAATGGCGGCGGCGCTGTTTATCTCTCTCCGATCGCAAGTCAGTTTTGCCAGTACCCGATCAACATGCCTGTGAGTGTGCCGCAATTCACCGATCTGATTCTCGGCTGTAACATTCTCGGAAACGAAACGGTCACGAGCCAAGGATTCAATCACATTTATACGCTTTGGGGCGGCGCCGGAAACAACCAGGGTAACCCTCAGTTTCCAACTTCGCCGCACTATCAGAGCTGGTTCGGATCCGCAAAAGAATTTCTACATGGCGGTGCAAACAACCAATCGGATCAGATTCAGGGGATAGCCTTCGGAAGTTTCGCGAACAATCAAAATTATCTAGTCATGGAGAACAGCAGTTATGATCGGATCTCCCAGGTTGCTTTGCTTCCGTTTGCCGCCGGGTCTACCACATCGGCGAACAATGTCGGCATTACTTACATGGGCGGCGGGTCCGGAGGTTCATTGCACGAGCTGAGGGATATCGCATCGACCTTATGGGGCCCGCTCGGTGTCGGTGGAAACGTGGGAACCATCCCCGGAATTATGTCCTTTGGCCCGCTCATTCCCGCGATCTGGATTCGAAGTGGCGACCAGGGCAATCCTCAAATCCTTGGCGCTCAGTTCTACCTTCGCGGCAATAACACGATTTCCGGCCGCGGCATCTTGATTGACCAAACCTACTGCAGTAATTGTGTGGGGCAGAATTTTGAATTTGGCGCAGACTGGAATCAAGGGCCCTCGACGCCGTGGGTCACTTTCCTTGGCGGCGGGCCCCCTGGCGGCATCTCGCAGTCTAGCATCACGGTTGCTCACGCTTTACTCGATAGCTCCTGCGCACCTGTTTTTGCCAACTTCACGCTTCTTGCTGGATCGGTGACGCTGGACGAGGATACAAGCTGCCCGTTCGCGAACCTCGTGAGCGGCAATGTTACTCCCTCTCTCATGGTCAAAAGCCGAAGCCAGCCCATCGGGCAGAACGTCTTTTTCATTGATCTGCCGTCCTCGAATACTGGTAACTCTCAACGGTTGTCTTTCCACACACCGACGATTGCTCTCGATGCCTTTGGGGATATGACCAAGAACGGCAGCGATCGCGTTCTCGGAAACATGATTGTCACCGGAGGACACAGCTCGGTAAACCCTGTGGCCAGCGGTGGTGCGCCGGTCGTCACGTTGCTAGGGTCAGCTCACACAGGCCCACCGGAGGCAGTTGCCGCGACGCCCACCATCGGGCACTCGCTTATTGCTATGGTGTCTACGGGATTCGCGTCAACCTCGAACATTGCAGACTCGCTCGGAAATCCGTTCACGAAAGTTTTCGCCTTTGCGGGTAATGCCTCGGAGTTTTGGGTTAGTCCTTGCATCCTTTACGGAAACCAGACTGATACGGTTACGCACACGGTGAGTGGCAACTCCCAAACGCCAGGATTTTGGGTGTTTGATGTCACCAACCTAAATTGCTCGAATCCCTTTTCGCAAGGCTCGAGCGGCAGCGGAACCGGCACAGCGGCATCGCTTTCACCACTACTCACGAGCCAAAGCCCGAACGATCTCGTTTTTACTTTCATGTCGAACAGTATCGGCAACCATCCTACGATCGGCGGCGGCTACACCTCAGTGGCCAGCTTCGACGGCGATTTTTTTGCTGCCGGCTACCAGAATTTCGCTACGCCGCAAACGCAAACCGGAACTAATGTTTTTACCTTCACCAGTCAAAGCTGGTTGCAGATAGCAGCGACTTTCCAGACTGCGCCGCAGCTCGGATCGGCAAGCACTCCGTGGGCGGGTGGTGACGTAACTAATCAGACTGTCGGCACGCTACAAACGCAAACAAAATGCGCGGCGCAGGGCTCGAGCGCGGGAACATCGCTGGTCGCTTGCGGATCCGCAGCCGCCGGCCTGTTCTCTGTGCCGATTACGACGCCGACGGCCGCCACGGTGAGCACCACGGCGATTGGTCCTAATTCAGTGGTAATCGTGCAGCAACGGCTCGACACGGCCGCCGGCACGGCGCTCGGAGTGACTTGCAATTCGACCGCGAATGCCACATTTCCCAACGTGAATGCGCTCGTGGGCGGAACCAGTTTCACGATTCCTTTAGCTGCTTTTGCAGTGAACCCAGGGTGTTACGAATATTGGATCATCAACCAATAAAACGGAGGGTGTGAAATGAAAAAAATTGCTTGCCTGCTTTTTCTGTTTGCTCTTTCAGCTTTCGGAACCTCTGCCCAAACTACGTTTGTCGGCTCTACTGTCGCCAACGGCAGCAACATCGTGTTGACCGCTACGCTGCCAGTGACGAATGCGGGCGACACGATCTTTCTCGATCTGTTTATCGGCAACGCTACGACCATTCCTGTTTCAATCACAGACACGCAAGCGAACACCTACCTGCAAATTTCCGGGCCGATTTTCTGGTCCCCGAACTCGGCAACCCCACCTGTCGGAAAATTCAATGAAATTCTCTATGCAGCGCAAGGGATCAAGGGTGGCGCGAATAACGTCATCACGGTGCATGTATCCGTTAGCACCTATTTCGAGGTTTATCTTTTCGATTATGCCGGGGTTGGTTCGATCGACCCGCCCCCACCCTCAAACCCGCCGACGCCGCCGCCCACGGGCCGGGCGAGCACAGCTCCGACGACGACCGCGACATCGAATCCCGTGACGACGACCAATCCGACTGATTTACTGTTCGCGTTTTTCCACTCTGACAATGGAGCAGTTCAAACCATCGGTTCGGGATGGACAGGTAGGCCAAGCAATACGAATCCGAATGCAGAGGATCAAATCGTTACGGCTACCGGAACGTATTCGGCCACAATGACGCTGGCGCCGGCTGCAAACTACGTGGCTTTTCTAGTTCCGTTTCACGCAACGTCAAATCACACTGTGACGTTGAATTGGGCAGCTCCGACGGGATGCACCGGAACGCCATGCAATCCAGTCACGTCCTACACGGTTTACCGCGGCGTGACTTCTGGCTTTGAGACGATCCTGCAAAACACCGGGAACACAGCTCTGACGTTCACAGATAAATCGGTGGCAAACGGCACAACCTATTTCTACGAAGTCACAGCAACGAATAGCTGCTGCGAATCCATAAAATCGAATGAGGTGTCGGTGACGATTCCTGGGGCAAACTCGGCAGCGCCGAACGCGCCGAGTCTAAGCCAGCCGTCACCGACTCCACCAACACAGAAAAATTTGAAAGGAACAGTCCAGTGAACCAATGCGACTGGCCCAAAAAAGGCTGGCTGCGCTGCAATGTCGCGGCGACTACGCAAGTGGGCGAACGGTTCTATTGAAGAAAGCACACTGTGTTCGTCGAACACAATCGCAGGTGGATCGCGGGAGGATGGGCGTGGGCGTTTGTGAAACCTAGAAAATGAGCATTGCAGACAGGATCGGCGAGGTGCTGCTCTACATCAGCCGGCATGCGAATGTGGGGATGGATTCGGCCGGCAAGATCCGCGGGCTCGTGAACGATGAACTCGATGAAGAAGGCCAGGCCCAGGCACTCGAGCTCAGAGATTACTTTGAGGGGATTCCGCTCTCTGGTATCTACTGCGATGATCTCGAGCGCACCTATCAAACCGTCTTGCCACTCGCAGAAGCGAAAGCAATCGAAATTACTCGGGATATTGCCCTGCGCAGCTGGGATGTGGGCCCCGAGCTCGAGGGGAAGTCGATCGACGCGCATGCCGCCGAAATTGCGGAGCTCAAACAACAGCCTTGGAAAATACCAGTGGGCGGGCAGGCATGGGGCATCTACCAGGATCAAATTCTTACAGCTTTCGATCGCTACTCAAATCTCGCCATGGCCATGCCGCACCCGATTTTGCTTTGCATGCACGGATCGGGGATTTCGGTGATAGCCTGCACGCTGGGAGCTGCAGATCCGAGCGCGGAATATGAGCATACCTTTCTCGAGCCGGCCGGGATCGCGGCCGTATATTTGACGCGAATGGACGGCCTAGACATGCGAGCACTCAAAGGCGGCAAAGGTTCGGAAGATGAGTGAACCGCTAGATACAGACGTGATTCTTGGTTTCCTACGCGGATGGCGAAAAGAAGTGGCCGCGATTCACGATCCGATTTCGGGCGAGACTTACCAGGTCTTTCCTACACCTCAAAAACTTGGCTCGATTATTTCGGCGGAACATTGGGAATCGCCAGGAGCTTCGGACGACCAACGATGCAGGCTCAATTCGCGGATTTTGCGCGAGGCACCACCTAGTGAATTACTGCGCGAACTGACTCGCTACCCGCTTGCGCCAGGCTACTGGTATCAGGTGATAGTGGACTGATGATCGAAACTGCAAACCTCGAGCGGTCTTTCAAAGAGCTGAAGCGATTTGTGCCGGCGGCCTACAGTTGGACGACGCGGCCGAAGCGCGATGACACCGTGAAGCGCCGCAACCTGGTGAAAAAAAATTCAGGAAGCACCTGGCACAAAGGCGGGTTTCTACCGGAGGCTGTGAGCTCGGGCGATCTCCTGGCCATGATGCACGAAGAAACTGAAAAGGCGCTGGCGCCGATGCGGCACCCTGGTCACAACGATTTCAAAAATGCCGCAAAGCGTACCGGCCAGGCGCTCACCTCGAATCAACTTATTCGCATGGTGACGACGCTCAACCCGAATTTGGTTTGCGAAGATTCATTGAACTCGAAAAACTGCGCCGCGTTTTATGAAGTGAGATACAATCCCGCGACAGGGAAGCCCGAGAAACGCTACACGGCCGCATGCTTTCGAAAAGGCTACTTACCGGAATTCACCATCGTAAAGGCAGACGCCGCAGATATGGTCAACTCTGACGGCATCACTTATGGGTGGCGGACAGTGCTGCAGCGATTGATTCAGCAGAAGGCTTTGCGATACCGAGACGCGATCGAGGTATTTGGCGAAGTGCATCACCAAGACCTGCGAGGCAAAAACTGGGCGCTGGCAGTGGCAGCTTTCAGGTAACACTCGAGGCGAATACATGGCGGTAATAGGAACGGCAAATTCAAACTCCGGATCGGCGCCAGGCCCGTGGTGCGAAGTAGGCACGGCGGCATTCGGAGCTGTGACGCTATCGGCTTCGGCCGTCACGGCACACACCGTGATTCTGCCGGCAACGGGGCAGGGATCGAATTTTAATCCGCTGCTTCCGATCGCTGTCAGTTTCCCGGCCGGCGGCTCGATTCAGGGCAGCTCAAACTCAGGCATGCCGGCAAACTGCGGCGTGGGAAGCGTAACGGTGGGCACGGCGTCACCGTCCACTGTAACCGTAAACTTCGTCAACTCAGGTGCGGCGGCCACTTTGACGGTCGGCTCGCGTATGTTGCTTGTCCAACAGACTGGCGTTTAATCGCGCCAGTCTTTTTTTTTGAAAACTGAGGCGAAACGATGGCACCAAACAACGGAACTTTCAATAAGTCGAATTGGTCGCGCACAGTGAGCGATCCGCATTCGGTTCAATATATGCCGGCGGCCAAGGGCGGAATCGCGAATCCGACTACCGTAGCATCGAATTCGGTGCTCACGACCACGATCGCGGCTGCCTTTCAGTTCAAAGGCAACGGCCCGCTCGAGGTATCGCTGCCTTTCGGCCAGCAGATTTTGAATTCAGCAACCGCGGCGGCCACCTCGATATCGCTTGGCGAGTCCTGGCTCAGCGGATCCATAGCATCGAGCGGCTATGCTGCTGGCGTCCATCCCAGCATCATTTACAAACTCGTGAATTCGGGCGCAGCTCAAACGCTGATTGGCTGCGATTTGCTTGCAGTTCAATACTGAAATGCTTTTGATCCATCCGGATGGCCGAGTGTGGGACCACTTTACGGAAGAGCCCGACCTGCGGCTTTCCCAACTCGTCTTAAAGGTCCGCCACGTTGGCGACGGCAATGACGGGAATCCGTTCGATCCTAGAATTGTCAAAGTGGTGCACTCGAAAAATCCGGACGGCAAAACGTATATGGAAATTTTTGTTGACGCTTCACGAGTCACAGTGAAACCCTAAAGCGAACGGGATTGTTCCGAGGGGAAATTTGAGGAGATAAAAAAATGCCACCACCTTTTGGAAAGCACAAAGACGTCGAAGGGCTCACCAGTGAGCAAAGGGAAGAGGCCGGCAACGCGGCAAGCGATATCGCGATCAAGGCTCGGGAAGCTGAGATGTCGATCCCTGACGCCGAGCGAACAAAAATCGACTTGGAAGAGCTTGCGATTTTGCTCGCGAAGGCGATTCGGGACGCGAACAAGGATCCGATCAAAGAGGCTCAAGCCAAGCGGGCAAAAGCACGCGGCCAGGCCGAAGCGGATCTGCGCACTAAGAACATGGCGGATCGCGAATCGAAATGCTCGCACATGTTTCCTTTCCCTTATGCGAACATCACGCGAGTTGCGTGGGCTCAGCAATCCGACGGTGTGTGGCGTGGCTACTGTCCAACATGCGGCGGGCTCTTTGCACCTGGCCATCCCAGGTACAACGAGCTCGTGAAACTTCCGCGGCATCCGCTCGAGGCGCAGCCTGTCTCCGTGGGAATGACTTATTAGCCTGAGCGTGCGTTATTTCGAAAACGATCACAGGGAATTGGCTGCTACCGAATGGCTGCCCTGTAGCAAACGGGGTGCTGTTTTTTTCTCTCTCGGCTGATGCCGCGCTGGCCAGTACGGCTGGGGCGGTGGCGCCGAAGGTCGTCCAAGTTAGCCTTAACTCTGCAGGTTCGATTCCCGCCTCGACCACCATCGTTGCCAATGACGAACTGATTCCCGCCGGCACGCAGTACAGTCTCGTGCTCAATGGGCCCGGCGGTGGAAAGCTATGGGGTCCGCAGATCTATTCGATCAGCGGAGCGTCACCGATTAACCTAAACACCTTGATACCTACGGCCGCGGGCGGGCCTTTCTTTCCCGTGCCTGTAGTGCAGTCGCCCACCGCAGCGCAAACCATTTCCGGATTCCCGCTCACCATGAAAGCCGGCGCCGCGGTGCAGGGAGGCTTAATCGCCGATAGCATGACAGCCGCAGGGCGAGTGACGATTCAGGAAAATTCTACGATGACCCTGGTGAGTGGAAATAATAACAACCTGGCGATCGCGGGCTCGACTGTGCTACTCGGTGGCGCACCTGGTACAACTGCTACAGTCACAGGCATGCTCGCCGGCGGGCTCGGAGATGTTGTGGTTCTGCTCAATGGCACGAGCCAACCTTGCGTGCTTTCGATCGAGGATGTGGCCAGCAGCGCCGCAAATCGGTTCCGGGCAAACCGTGGAACGAGTTTTACGCTTAATACGAATTTTGGTGGCGCACTGTGCATGTGGGACGGCCTACGCTGGAACGTGATTGGAGCAACACCAGGATCCTGAAATGCCATCGACTCTCTCTTTGCAAGCCGTGATTGATTGGGCAGCGGTAGTGACGCGCAACTCGATCCTCTCGGGCGCCGGCGGCGTCATGCTCGAGCCTGGCCTGAGTTTCGCGAATGACATTATGGGGATGCTGTTTTCCAAACCCTATAACTGGCGATTCAACATCAAGGTTTTTGGAAACATCACCAACGTGGCATTCACCACCCAGGCCAGCCAGCAAGACTACGTGCTGAGCGGCGCCACGGCTACAGTCGTACAGAAGGGCGTCGTGCCGATCAATTCCGTGCTCTCGAGCACACCTGGCGTCACGATCGCCGGCAACGTGGCCACAGTCAACACGGGAGATTCGAGCCCGCACGGTTTTGCCAGCGGTGACACCGCTTCGCTGCTCGGCTTGCTGCAATTTCAATTGAATGTTTCGGGCGTTATCACGGTGACTTCGCCTACGCAGTTTCAGCTCACCTCGCCTTCATTCGCCGGGCTCAACACCGATGGCGGCCAGGGGATCTCGGATATTCAGTGGGTGACGCACGGGATCGCGCAGGATTGGGCCTCGAGCGCCACGGTCAAACCTGTGCACGATTATGAAGTGGTGGCCGGGCTTCCTGTCGAATCCATCATCCAGAATCCGTTTAAGATCTGTTTTCTCGTTGAGAATGTGCTGAACAACACAGTTATTTTCCGGGTGTGGCCAGTGCCCAGCTCGCAAATTTGGGGGCAGATCATCACCTATCAGGCCAAGCCGGCGCTGTTGACCGATCTTGGGCAGACCTGGACACCCTGGCCGGATGAGCTGGCTTTTGTGGTGCGCGGCATGATGAAAGAGATGGCCATGGGATCCGCGGAAGATGCGCGGCAGTTTCTCGAGAAACAAATGAGCGATCAGCGAGTGCTGATGGCGCTCGATGTGAAGGATCAAGAACAGCGCCACGAGGCTTTCTTTCCTGAGCTGCCAATTATGAGAGGCGGATGAGAGTTAACGCAGCCGCACCACTCTATTTCAATCGCTTCTACACTGGCCTGATAACCCAGCGCAATCGCCTGGCGATCCCGATCCGCGTTTTCGGTCGGCGAATCATCGAACTGTACGATGCTCTGATTGACGGGCTCAACATGGAGCTCAACAGCTTTTTGACTTTGCAGCGGGCGCCTGGCTACATCCAGTACAATTCCAACACGCTCGCAGGGATCCAGCAAAACTACTATTCGTTCAAACCCACCGGCCTAAAGCAGTGCCTTCCGATTTTTGATACCACCACCGCAGTTTTTCAGATGCAGCCAGGCGCCGTCGCTCCGACTACGCTCATCACCAAAACTCAGCCGATCCAGTCCACCTTCAAAGCCATAGGCGGATATCTCTACGTGGGTGCGCCGCAATTCATCGCGCAAAAAGTAGATGCGAGCCTGAACGTCACCAACATGGGGATCGCGATTTCGCCGGCGGCCGATTCGGTGGGACCCAACACGGCCGGCACGGGCGCGAATGCCGGCGGGGGCGGTACGGCTTGGACGAATCCGAACAACATCAATTCGAACGTGTCTTTCGCCACAGCAACTTTTTCCTATGGCCCAGGCCATTTCGCTTCGGTCAGCCAGCTGCTCAATGCGCAGACGTTCGCCTTTGCGATCCCCGGAACAAACACGATCAGCGGAATTCAAGTCTTTCTGCAGGCAAAATATCTTTTGAATTCTGGCAGTCATGGAACGAACACTGTCACCGTCACACTTCTGAAAAACGGCAACCCCACCGGAATTTCAAAGCAAACCACGATAACGGATCCACTCGCCACCTACCCTTTCGGCGGCCCTGGGGATACGTGGGGGACGACGTTCACCCCGAGCGATGTAAACAACGCAGCCTGGGGTTTCGCTGTTTCAGTTAGTACGCTTTTGATCGGAACCACAGGCAACGGAACTTTCAGCGTGAACTTTGGGCAAGCCACTATTTTTGGAGTGGGCGGCCCAACTGTGACGCCTACGGGCGTGGGATCGCTCTCCGCGCAAAACGGCTGGATCTATGCCTATTCTTACGGCAACTCGCAATCGGAAAACGAATCGAACCTTACGCCACCATCATCCTCAACCGGGCCTTTCACCGGGAAATCGTTTGTGGGTGTTGGCGTCCTGGCTTCCCCGGATGCGCAGGTAAATCAGATCCACGTCTACCGCACGACGGACGGCGGCCCGGCGAATTTGTTTTTCGAGCTGCCCAACTCACCTTTCCCGAACGCTAACGCAACGATCCAAGACACTGCGATAGATTCGGGCCTGCAGGTTAGCTCGGTGCAGCAGTATCCCTCGATCAACTTCCCACCGCCCGCCGGCGCGAGTGGGTTTGAATGGTATGGCGGCCGGCTGTGGGCCTTTGTCGGCAATCTGCTCTATTTCTCGAGCGGGTCCGATATCCTGAAAGGCAACGAGCCGGAATGCTGGAATCCGGATTATGTTTTCGAACTGCCTGTCGATATCGTGCGCCTGGTCCCGCTCGGATCGGCCGGCATGTTTGTCGTGACGCTCGATGAGATCCACCTAGTACAAGGCACGTCGACGCAATCTTTCAGTGTCACGCCATGGGCAGCGGGCATCGGCGCCAGGTCATATAACGCGGTCGATGCGGATGGATCGAACGTATATATTTTCACTACCGATCGCCAGCTGCTTTTGATTTCGCCGGCCGGCGTGGCAGAGCCAGGCGACAATATCGGAGATCTGCTCGACACCCTGGATCCCACGCTCGCCTATGTGCGCGTGCATCGCTCTGGATCCCAGGATCAGAATCTTTTTGTGAGTGATGGAGCCACAACTCTTTACACCCTCAATTTGAAACAGCAAGCCTGGTGCCCGAAACGGCAGCCCGTGGGCGGGGTGAACGCGATCGAGTCGATCGAGATCACGCCAGGCGTTTGGAAATTCATGCTGGGATCGCCGAACGCCGGCCGGGTTGTTTTGCAGCGCGATCTTGCGACTTTTTCAGATAACGGCACGACCTATCCTTGCTCGTGCACTTTCGGAAACATCCAATTCGCCGATCCGGGGATGCTGGCCAACGTCGAATCGCTTGTCACTGAGCTGTCGAATGTCACCACTAAGCCGAGTGTGGGGATCCTGGTAAACGATATCAGCGGATCTTTTGCGCCACTTTCGCAGCCGCGCACTGAGCCCACCACGATTTCTTACTCAGCGCCGCAGGGCAGTTATGTTTCGCTGTTGTGGTATCTGAAAACAGCTGATAAGAACAAGGCATCCACGGCTATGCGACACATGCAATTCAAACTGGCCTGGCCGGCGGAAACAAACAAAGAGGAAATTCTCGGCATCGGCTTGATGGGCCCGCCGGATACTTCCGGAGCTCCCGCGCCGCAGCCGGCAATCCAGGGGCGATGATGAAATTTCGGTGGTATGACAAGAAAGCTCTGAAAATGTTGAAAAAAAATCTGGTTCTTTCTCCCTCAACTCTACAGAAGATTAACCGCGCATGCGGGGGCTGGTGATGGCTAACAACGCATTCACGCAAATGAAAGCGGAGCTCGAGGCGCAACAGAACGGCGAGACGCCGGCTACCAGGTCGCCGGCTGTCGTGGTCGGCCGCGGAGCTCCATCGGCCGAGACGAGCTATGACGTGGGCGCCCCTGACGTCGATGCAGTGACGACGCATCCGTTTAAGCCTGGTGTGCGGCGAGCGTTTTGGGTGACGCCACCGAACACGATGCGATCGCAAGTCACGAGCATTAAGGATTCCGCGTTTCCGCAGAAGGGCTCGCAGAATGGCGCGTATCGTGCCGGCCTGAAACTGGCGCCCACCACTTCACTCGCAACGTATTCGGTGATTCCGGATATGAGTGTGGGCTTGCAAACCAACGGCCAGGTGAGTGCGCAGCTTATCGGATCATTCGAGGGACCGACCAATGCCACGCTTTCTTTTGCTCTGTTTCGCGATGGCGTGCAAGTGAGCCGCGATTTTCCTGTGGTGCCGGCAGCTGCGGCTTCACCGTTTCTTGTCAACGTCCAGGTGATTGATTCACCGCAGCCAGGCGTGCACAGCTACGATGCGCGATGGCAGACCAGCGCCGGCACAGCGACGGCCGCGGCTTACTCGCGGTCGATCCAAGTGCAGAATTTGAGGCCGCAGTGAGCGAGCATTACACGCGAAACACCGAACACGGTGTGCTGAAAAACTGTAATCAGTGCGGCCGGCTCACAAAGCACCTCGTGTTTGATGGGCGGATCGGTCGGTGCATGGAGCATGAAGCGCAGCTCGAGACAAAAAAGCAAAAAGCAGCAAAGGCTCGCCGAAAGCTCGAGCAGAAGCAAAAAAGTCTGTGGGAGGAATGAACGATGACTATCTATCTCGATCTGTTGATAGCGATCATTGGTGCGCTGGCGTATCTGCTTTGCGCGAATCCGAAGTGGGCCTACCTGGGCCTGGTGACGTGGGGTGTCGGCCTGCTTACTTTCCTGGCAGGGGTTGGGCATGGTCAGATTGCATTTTTGAAATGAGCTGGCACGATTATTTCGCGTGGGCGTGGCTCGATCTCAAAATGAAGCTCGGTTTCACTGCAGTAGTTTTGCTGATGATCGCGATCGTGTTTTATCTGCGGAAAAGGAAGCCATGAAACTGGAACTGGCCAAACTCGAGGATTCGGAACAAATGGGAGCTTGGGCTGTGCGCAAACTTGAGGACGGCTACGATCTCTCGGTCGATGAGCTGCAGGGCACGATCTTGAAAGTGGCCAATGCGTTTTTTATTCCTGCTCGCCAGGTCATGTTCCTGGGCCCGCTCATTCCCTCGCCCGAGGTGGACGGCAAAACCTTGACTGTTGCGCTACACCGGATGATTAAAACCATTAGGAAAACTTTTTCCGGGGATATCGTGTACCTGAACTACCAGGACAATGGGATCGACCAAGCGGCCGTGGAAATTGGCGGATTTGCGCCTTGTGAAGACGTGGTGGTGATGACGCGCCACGGATCGGCAAAGCTGATGGTTTTGCGCGGCGAGAGCATACCGTCACACGTCCAGATAGGGGAAAGCGATGGGTTATCAACAAAAAACCCAGCACAGGTGCGATGGCACGTTTCGAAAGCGAAGCGGCATTGCTGATGGCGGATGAGGAATTGCGAAATGTGCAGCGGACCTAATCAGCAGGAAAAAGACGCGCAAAAGCAAACGGCTGCTTTTTCAAAACAGCTGCAGACGCAGTTCACCACCGAATTTCAGCAATCCCAAGATCTGATGACGTTCTTGACCGCTCAGCTCGAGCCGATGATTAAGGATCCCACCGGCTTTACGCCGCAGCAAATGTCGGATCTGCAATCGAACCTGATTAACAACGTGGGATCGCAGGTCGCGAGCGCCAAACAGCAGATACAGGAATCAGCCGACACTCGCAACGAAGCGGGGATGCCTTCGGGTGTCGCAGATATGAATAAGGCGCTGGTGGAGGGTGCCGGCGTCAGTGCGGAAGCCGGCGGACTAAATACCATTCAACTCGAATCCGCGCAGCTCGCCCAGCAAAAACAGCTGGCCGCTGAGCAAATGCTCGGCGCAACCGCTAACACTCTCGTTTCGCAAGGCAGCTCCACAGGCGGGCAGACAGTCTCGAGCCAGCAAAATCAATTCCAGCAAGCGGACACGATGGCGCAGCAGTCCACGCAGATGTGGAGCAATTTATTGAGTGGAGTTATCGGCGCCGGCAGCGCGTTCCTGACGGGCGGAATTTCGATGTTTAAGCCACCGGCGCCGGCGGGAGGGGGCGGCGCGATTCCGGCCAGTTACGGAGGCACAGCAGCAGGATGAATCGCATCGAGGCATTGACGGACGGCTTGTGTCGAATGACGGATTTTAGCGATCCGAGCTCGGCAATCTATCGTTACCGGAATCCGCTCGGACTGCGCGTTTTTTGCGTGCATGGCAAAGGTGTCGGACGCTGCGAGATCTGTCCCGCCGGCCATCCGCTGATCGGCCGGATCTGGCGCGAACGCGAGTGGGATCACTCCACCGGCGTGCGAGTTTTTCATACGCTGATGGACGGATACCAGGCTTCGCTGTTTGATGTGAAGATGAAATGCAGCGGGAAATCGCATGCCGCAATTCTCGAGAGCTCGCCACTTTCCGAGCTGTGCATCAGCTACGGGATCAGTGGCAGCCGGCCGGCCGATGCGCTCGCGAAATTCCTTCGCCGAGCCCTCGATGACGATTCAATTCGAGCCGACACCGCGGTAAGTTTTTTTGTGAATGGAGGCCCGCATGATTGACGACGACGCGACAACGGCAACTGCAGAGGACGCCGCCGGCGCCGGGCTCTCGAGCGTGCAACCGAATCAGCCCATGGTCCCATCAGGATCCCCAGCTCCCGCCACCGCTCCTGCGACCCCTGCAAGTGCAGGATCCGGCGGCAACGCTGGCCTAGGTGGTGCGCCACCATCTGGGCCAGTCCCGCCTATGCAGCCAGGTGGCTTTCCGACAAGTAGTGCTGCGGGTGCAGCTGGGCCTGGCGTGCTGCGCTCGATCCTGGGAGTTTTCCTTACCGGAATCTCTGCCGGCTTGCAGGGTGGGCCCGGCCCGCAAGGTCCCGCTCGAGCTGCAGCGATCGGACAGCAGAGCGAGCAGGCCAACATCGACCGGCCACGAGCCCAAGAGGCGGCCGACCTCGATACCTCGATGAAGAAAGCGCAGCTCGCCATGTTGCAAATAAACCTGCAGCGGTCACTCATGATTTACCACTCGCAAGAGCCGGCACTGCAAAACGCAAAACTCATGGCGTGGATCGCGAATGGTGAGCAGGTCGAAGCCAATGCCGCTAAAGGCCAGGGAGAAGTGTTATTCACCACTTCGCCGGATCAGGATCCCACCCAGGCTTTCCAGGCGCTCAACACTGAGTGGATGGCACACATCAAAAAAGGCGAATACGATGTGATCCCCTACGCCACCGGAGATCCCGCGAAGCCGATTCTAGGATTATATAAATTCAAAAATTCGCAGTGGCAGGGCGGTGATTATTGGTCAACCTCGAATCCAGAGGATCCCACGCATCCGATCGAATCGCGGATCCCCGATGGGATCAAGCAAGGCGGCACGGCCGCGGTGCAGAAATGGGGTTTGTCAGTCGATAACCGCATGGAGAAATCGCGGCACGATGCCGCAGTGGAGAAAGGCAAGCAAGCCGATATCGCGGCCACGGGCGCAATCAAAAAGAGCATTGTCACAGCGCAGATAGCCGGCGCCAACTGGCGAGCTCAGCTCCATGAAACGCACGCGGACGCTCGCGCCATGATAACGAAAGCCAACAAAACGAATGACAAGGAATACGTTTCGCTCGTGAAGCAGTATCAGAGCGAGATAGACAAGGCCGATAAGTGGGCCCAGGACAACAAAATGTCGCTGGCGTTCGGCTGGAAAGATAATCCATTTTCCTCGAGTGTCGATGCCTACCAGAAAATCGTGCAGGATTATGAAGCGCGGCATCCGGACGTGCTGAATGTCGTCACAGGCGAATCGGCCGCGGGCGGCAAAGGCGCCGGCGGGCCCAAAGCTAAACCGGCTGCGCCTGGCGCCAAGGTAAGAGTTAAATTGGCTGATGGTAGACAGGGCACAGTCGATCGCAAGGATTTTGATTCGAAAACTATGACCGAGCTGCCCGCCGCGGCAAAATAAAATGGCAAACGGAACACCAGCGAGTTTTCAGGAAGAAAAGCCGGCCTCGAGCGCACCGGCCAGCTTCCGGGCGGACACGCCTACGGCGCCCCCAGCGCAGCCGCCGGCGGCCCCAGCGGCCCCGCAGTCGGATTTTGACCCTCTGCACCCTGGCCAGCCGCGCTCAGCCAGGGGAGCGCCGCCCGCCCACACGGATCCCGTAACACCTGAGACGCCGGGCGCGATCGAGCAGCGAGCCGGACAGAAGATGGCTGCCGGCCAGGCTGTCAACTTTGGCGAAGCTGGCAACATGCTGCTCATGGGTGGCGCCCACTTCATCAAAGATTTTCTCGATCCCAGCCTGCCCGTCATCAGAGCCTCGGATTTTTCGACTCCCAAGCCAGGGGAGCACCCGGCGCAGACATTGGTGCGGAAATACGTTATGGGCCCCATGGAAGAGCAGAAAGCCGCCGCCGAGGCTGCAGGCACCAAGGGGGATGTTCCTGGCGTCCTGGCTCACTCTGTAGGCGCTGGCGTGCCATTTGCGGGCCCCATGGCCGGCACCACGTTCGAACAGGTTCGCAGAGCTCACACTCTCAGCGAATACGCCGGCGCCGGCCTGTTCGGCCTGGCCACCGCTTTTGCGGCTAAGGGCATGAAGGAAGCCGCTCCGGATCTCGCACCTGGCCAGCCAGGTGTCGGCGACGTGGCACGAGCTCTCACCGATCGCGAGGCGATCGTGGGAGGCAGCCACCAGGTATTGCACAATGCGGCGAAGAGTGCCCAAGCGAATCTAATCAAATTCCAGGCCAAGGTAGGCGCTCGAGTCGGGCAGCTTGTCGATTCGATTGGCCACGATGATATCGCCAACTCGTTTGGCGA